GGCATCTGGGAGATGATAGAATTGATCTTCTTTCTGAACTGGGGTCGCGTGACGTAGTTGCTACCGAAAGCCCTGGGTACAGTCGAAAGCATCCAGCTCCTATAGTTCGTCCTGTACCTGACGTTAGCGGCGTTGTAAATCTGTTTAAGTCCGTCACTCTCAGTCATCTTACCATTCCTCACTTTTTTTGAGACGTCGTTTATCTTCGATTTAGAGACATAGTTGTGATATTTTCTGACTTTGATACCGAATGTCATATATAATATCTTAAAATATTTTTGTTTGTAGATACTATAATATGTTCATCGTCATCGCAGTGATAGCGATAATAATTATCTTACTCATCCTAATGCGCAGCAGGAAGACTTCGTCAGGGGGAGGGGGTGGTGGCTACACCGTTTACGGGACCATGGGTTGTGGATGGACTCGTAAGCAGTTAGACTACTTCAAGGATGCGGGTATGTCTTTCACCTTCGTCGACTGTGACTCGGAGGATTGTCCTGGAATGGACGCATTCCCTACGACTGTAGACGCCTCTGGTGAGGAAACCGTCGGTTTCAAAGAGTTTTAGATACCACGGACAACCTGAATGGAGAGGGAGAGGATGAACGCGTCAAGTAGCGACTTGATGGGCTTGAGAATGTCGATGTGCTTGGACAGACTACGGTTCCACACGAGGCGGAGGATGAATGTAGAAATCAGCAGATTGAGCACGAAGACGAGGATTTCCTTGACAACTTCGGACTTGTTTCGGGTCTTGGTGAAGATTTCCTGGAGCATGGTTTTATTATGTTACAATATTTTTTTCCTGGGTAAATATAAGGATGAAAACCAAGGCTCTCCCCCTCAGTGGGTCCGAAAAAATGTTCACCAATAGGAGGTGGGGGTCCAAACAGGGGGTTGGTAACAACAACTGTTACGCGTACGCCATCAACGATTTCGAGGCGTACCGGTGGCAGAAATCCATACCAGGAGACCGCTCCGGCCTGAGTAGCATCTCTCACAACTACACCCACTGCACAGATCTTCCTCGTCGCGTTATTTCGGACAACCCGAAAAAGGTCTATAAGACGAACGCCTCCACAAAATGCAAGAAAAACTACTACAAAATGATGATGTTTGTCTCGCCTGGTCGGCCTACGAATTACATCCGCCAAGGTGATTTTCACTTCTACAAACAACACGGCGTTATCGAATACAAGGTGAAGAAAGGTGACACCCAAAAATCTGTCGCCAAATTCTTCAAAGTACCCGAATCCCGGATCAAGCGTGCCGGTCCGTTTAAGGTGGGTAAACGTATAATATTCAAAAGTAATATCTGGAGTCACAAGCGCGGTTGGGCCACGGGTCCTCTCCTGACGGACGCGACGGGTAAGGTGATCAGGGATCCGAGGAAGGCGTCCAGGAATTACCCCAGCCTGAGTTATGAGAAGTACTGCAGCTCATTCTGTGTCAAAAATAGAGGAATCAAGGTCGGTCCGACTCACACCAAGGTCGGAAAGAAGCGAATCTAGATCCACGAGATCTTCAAAATCAAAGTTTATGTCGAATAAATCTAAAACGCCAAACATGGATTCCTGATTCAACGTCACAGTGTCTACAACCTCTGTGACGTTATTCTGTATCTGAACAGTGACCCTGAACTTCGATGTGTCGAATACCTTCCGACACATCGGACACGTATTTTTTCCCCTTTTTTTCCATTCCTCGAGACAGTGTGTGTGGAACAGATGGCCGCATCGAAGTCCAGTGTTGTTTCTTGTCGGCCGGACTTCGTTGAGACATATACTGCATGTCTGCATTGTACTTGTTGTACGTTAATTTTACTTTTTTGAAGTTAGTACGCGGATGGTGTCTTGAGGAGGGGCGTGTCGCATGTGATGCACTTTCCAGAGCCCTGCTGCGCCTGCACCGGATCCATGACGGTTGGTCCCTGCTTTTGAAGAAGCTGGCGGAAGGAGTAATTATCCTCGAGGCTGATGCCGTTGGATTTCATGATGTGATTATTCAGAAGCTGCGCTGAAGATTGAACGGTAAAACACCGACCATCGGCCATACCGAGACGCTGGGACATTTTATTATTATTATAACATCAGAAATTAATTCTATCATTAGTGACCGTGTACATCCAGGATTCAAATCCTTTGTCGCGAAGGTGTTTAATCATGTCATCCACCTTGTATCCGAGATAGACGCCGAATAGGTCTTTTTCCTGTGTGGGAGACACTCGAATTTCGTCATTCTCGTTTATGTGTGAGTTGATGATGTTATAGGCGAACGCAATCTCCTTCAAGGTAGTTGCTCCTGTGATGATAATTTTGCCTGTGCTGAAGATCGAGGTGGTAATCATCTTCATATCTTCACTGGGCTTAAATTTAATTTTCACAGCACTGTATTTATCCGGCTCGAAACTGACACTGAAAACGTCACCGTACGCCGCGAACCATTCATAGACCTTTTTCAGGTTGATGTCGTAATTTAAGCTGAAATTCGAATTGATCATCACCACGCGAAACGAATCGATCGGAAGGTCGACCTTCAAATCCAGGAATGTTCTCAGGATATGGGTCACTTGTGCGATGATGCGTCTGCAGTCGAACAGGTCACAGCAGCCCGCGACTTGAAGGGATCCGTTCGGGAATAGCTTAACGCTCTTCGTGCTGTAGGCGTCTTGGTACGTCAGTGTGATCTGATTGTAGAATGTGGTCGGCTTGACTGTCCACTCGAAACCACCTTCGGTGCTTCCGGTGCGGCGCATTTTGTACGAGCCCATCTTCTCAAACGCCCACTTGAGCTTCTTGATGTCTATGTTCTGTGCGAAGTTGGAGACCATCGTGATGGTCGTGACCTTCACCCAAGAGGGTTTGTCGTAAAGATCGGAAAGGTCTTTTCGTATGTCATCCAGTGTGAGGAGATACGAAAAGCTGTTATTGGCGATCGCTTCGTAATTGGTCATTTTACTTTTTTGGGTACAATCGATTTCCCTAGGGTTTCATTTCGCAGCAGGTATATTCATATTTATACACACCTTCCTCGCCGGGCAAAGGAAACGGTGGAATTTCGATTTCCTCGCCTGCTTTTTTTTCAGAGTTTTGTGCCTGTCTAACCCTCTGCTCTGCTGCGACGAGCTTCGTCTTCACGAGATTAAGCTTATTGTACACCTCCATTTGTACAACCTCGGGTTCGTCAGACAACCTATCCAGTTGGTATTCGAGATCTTTGATCTCTACTTGTAACTGCGCCGTCTCTTTCTTTATCTCTGCGTTTAATCTCTCGCGCTGCTCTTTGGTCTCTTTGTATTTACGTGTTTTTCCACCGGACTTCAGTTGAAATCTTGTGATGACGTGATTAGTGGGGCACTTTACTTCTAAAGACTGGAGTCCATCGCTGGCCGACACCAAATTCTCGGGTTTGAGCGCGGCGATATTTACACTTGTCCTTGGGGGTAGGCATTTCCCACTGGTGTACTCGTCCAGGCACTTGTATATGTATTTGGTCGAGTTCTTATATTTATTACCGGGAACCTCCTTGTATTCGTATCTGAAACTGTTGAGTGGGGTATCACCCTTGGACGTGTAGTTGGCCCTTTCCTGTTTTCGCTTTATGTCCTCCTCTGAATCGCCGTCCACGCCCGTGTTATCGAATCGGTTCGTCCCTCCCACGTCGCAGCGCACATTGTGTCTATATAAACTGCGTAAATCTATCTTCACGTCCATTACCTTGTCGCCGCCCAGATCGGTGCGTGTGACGGCTGGTGTTTCGGTAACCTCCCCGTCTGTATTCGTAGAGATACCCCCGAGACACGTGTATTCGTATTTGTACAAATCCGAACCACATGGAAGGAGTTTGAACCCAGTGATGGCTCCACCTTTGCCACAATCGACGGGATCTGGGAATTTGTAAATGTTCGCGGCGCACTGAGTGTTCTTAGTGAAATACCTGAACTTTCTTCCTCTCCTCTGTTGGATGAGCGCCGCCATATCCTCGGCTTTATTATCATTTTGCATGTCGTAAATGTCCTGTCGGGATTCCTCCTCTTTGTATAGCGCGGAGAGTTCGTTGCGATACGCCTGTAGCTCATCTTCTCCATCCTGGAGGGGATCGTACTCATCTTTTTTCGCGTCCATTATAAAATCGGCCGCACCCTCCGGTAAGATCTTTTTCAACCTTCCCACGATTTCGGGGTTAGAAGACGCACCTTTCACCGTGACCGCTGAGAGGAGTGAGCAACACAATCCTACGGCGATCAGTGCTGCTGTGGCCATTAATATAGTTAAAGAAAATATTTGCTTTTAAAATATATGTCTTCTTTAAACACCTTGATATCCGCGACCCATGTGCACGACATCGATTCCGATGGTGATTATGTCGAAATTGTCTATAAAACATGGAGCAAGAAGAAGCGTGAGTACACCACCTTCACCGATTATCTCAACACTCAGCCTCTCGGTTGGACTCGTATCAAGTGTAAAGCCGATTATTACAAGTTTCTGGACGCTATGGTGGTGAAAACGCTGGAAGTGCGCCAGCGCATGGCTGAACTACAGCTGGAGCACACCCTGTATACGGGAAGTCAGGAACCTCGGTTTTACGTCCGGTTGATAAACGCCACGAAAATCTTAGACCCTACTTTTCAACCACCCCGAATCGACATGGATTGCGACTGGCAGGTGGATTTCATTACACAGTTTTGCAAAAAGTCTATCCACGCCGCCGTGCAGGGTTGCATTTCGAAGAAGCGCCTGGAGTATTTTACCTCCGTAATGCGTACACTGACATCAGAAGAATGATAGTCACGAGACCGATCTTCATTGAATCAGGAACCGTGTACGCCATCTTCTTCGACACTCCAACGCTGACCTTGGGTTTGCACGGTATTCCATAATCTATGTTGCGTCGAGGGTGAACAACTTTATTCATAAACGCCTGATCACTCTGCTTGGTGCACAGGTTCGTTTCACAGAACGGACTCATCTCAACCTTGTGTATTTCCGCCACGGCGATTTTATCCAGGATGACCTGTTCGCGGTCACTCGGTCGCTTCGGAGTTATGGAATCCTTATCATAATACTCTTCGATCTCGGTCCTGTCCGTCATTCTCCACGCTCCTGGTGGCTCGGAGACAAACCGGTTTATCTTATTAATTGAATCCTTCTCGTCGAGCATTCTTATGATTATCCTAGATTATATTTTTTAGTGTGAACCTTTGACTGATGATAGTCCCACATCTGGTCGAGATCCACACCCAACATGCACGCCAGTTGAAATAGGTAACTGAACACGTCTCCCATTTCAGCCATCACATCTGTTCCACGGTCCTTCTTCAGGTTTGTCT